CGAGAATGAGATAATTTTGACTTGTCCAAAGTGTAAAACAAAAACAAAGTTTTGGTTAGAAGTTAAACAAAAATCTAAAATAGTGAAGTAGTTTAACCTGTACATAATTGTACTACTTATATGACACAACAAAATCCAACTGAACCCCCCGATAGATTGCTATTCTGGTTTAACATAGTTTGGATAATAATGGTAATCATTCTTATATGGGGAATCAGGGCTCAAAAAATAGAGTTTGACAAAGCCGACATCAGTTCAAAAGATTATTATTTAGAAAGTCGTTTCTATAATGGTAGAAATGAGGTGCAAAATGAACTCCAAATAACTTTATAGCACTATTATAGATAAAATAATTCATTGTGAAAGCAAGGGCGACCCAACTGCACAAAATCCTTATTCAACTGCTTATGGGCTATGTCAGTTTATAGATGGCACTTGGGAGTATGTTCAAGATAAGTGGAATATGAAATTAGATAGAAAAGATAAATATGACCAAAGATATGCCTGTGAGAGGTTATTCCGTGAGGAGGGCAAATCTCATTGGAAATCAACAGAATGGTGTTGGAGTAAGGGGGAGTAGTGAAGTAGTATCATTCGTGGCTCATATCCACGAGGCATCTGTGCAATTCAGGTCTCCCCTACTACCAGCGTAAAGTCCACTTAACAATAAACCACCATTTATTGTAAAGTGTAATTAACACCAAATTATGGATATAAACAATATAATATACTTCTTTCCTCGCTTATTTGAGGAAGCAAAGTATGAAATAAAATGGGCATTACAACGGGTTTTTAGAGGATTTGACGATAGATGGTATTGGTCATTAAACAGTGCATTAGAAGAAGTAGTGCCAAAATGCGTAAGATATATGAAAAAAAATGGCACTGGTTGTCCGCCAGAATTCTATGATAAGAAAACAGATAGTTGTAAAAAGTGGGAAGATATATTAGAAAAAATTGCCAGAGGGTTTGAGGCATCAAAGAAGATAGAAGATGATGTTCTCTATAATGAGGGTAAGAAATATAAAAAACTCTTTGAAGAAAGAAACGAGGGACTTCAACTCTTTGTAGATAATTTTACATCATTATGGGACTAAAGAAGAGAATATCTTTTAATAAAGAAGATGCAGGGCATATATACGAACTTTTAAGGTTTTATTGGACTGAATTTTTTATGAGATACCCTGAAATGAGAAAACCAGTAAATAAGTTTGGAAATTGTGGATTATGTGAAAGCATAGGCACAAGATTAGAAAAGTTTATAGGAGAAGATGAAGTTAAGTTCGTTGAAAAATTAGTAAAAGAACATAAAAAGAAATATGAAAAATAACAAAGGTCGTATTAAAGGTAAATTAAAAATTAAAAAAGGAAAGGAGGAAAAGAAAATGACAGTATTACAAAAAACAGGAGTAGCATATTATGACTTGCATTATCCTCATCACAATGAACCTCTCTGGAAGAATTTTCTAAAAGTAGTTAGGAAATTAAAACCTAAAGTGTTTGTTTTTGGTGGAGATAATATGAATATGGATGCTGTTGACCACTGGATGCACGAACAAAAGAGAACAAGAAAAATGGAAGGGAAAAGAATACTCGCTGAATATAATGGGTTTAAAGAGGAAATTCTTAATCCATTAGAAAAAATCCTTCCTAAGGATTGTAGAAAGATTTGGTTAAATGGTAATCACGAAGAATGGATGGAACTTGCTATTGATAAAATTACACAAGGAGAAGGATACTGGGAGATTGAGAATAATCTGCACCTAAAAGAAAGAGGCTGGGAAACATACAAGTATGGCAAATATGCTAAGGTTGGCAAACTATATTTTATTCACGGACAATATACAAATCTTGCACACGCCAAGAAAACAGTTAATGTTTATGAAAAGAATGTAGTCTATGGTCATATTCATAGTCCTCAAGTATTTACCAAGATAACACCAGTAGAAAACGAACCTCATACTGGAATGTCTGTGCCTTGCGGATGCAAGATGAATCCTGACTTTATGAGAAACAGACCTCACTCTTGGGTAAATGGTTTTCTGGTATTCTATTTCACAAAGAAAATCTTTAGCTTGTTCCCTGTAATTTCCATATTTGATGGAAAGTTTATTGCTCCGAGTGGTAAAAGATATTAAAACAAAGAGAGGGAGAAGATTTGCGACGACCTCATTTCTTCTTCCTCTATTCTAAAAAATTATAACGATGAAAAGTATATTAAAGAGAGCAAAAAAACAAGATAAAAAGGAATATAATAAGAGATATGACCAATCTCCTAAAGGAAAAGAAACTCGTAGAAGATATAGTTTATCTCTTAAAAGGAAAGAAACCCGTAAAAAGTATGACCAATCTTTAAAAGGGAGAGAAAGAAGTAGGAGGTATGAGAAATCCGCTAAGTCTAAAGAAACTAATAAAAAGTATAGACAAACTCCTAAGGGAAAAGAGATTGTTAAAAGAGGAAGAAGGGTGCAGAGAGCAAAAAGAAAGCAATTTGGTTTTATTCCTCTTAATAAATCTTTTGAGGGGTCTGAGGGACATCACATAGATATAGAAAGAGTTATTTATATTCCAAAAGAAATACATCGTAGTGTTTGGCATAGTGTTTCTTCAAATATAAATATGGATAAAATAAATAAATTGGCTTTTGATTATCTAGAGTTGGAGCAAAGAAGTAAATTAAACGACCCTATTTTCCCTCACCTGTATCTCTACAACATACAATTGTATGTAAATAAGATACAACTATTGACAAATTATATGTAATATGATACACTGTAACTAACGCATTAGGATATGAAAAAAATAATACAATTAGGTCACTGCTTTGAGTGCCATCGCTTAATGCCATCAAAATGGTTAAGGCAAATAGAATATGTAGAGGGACACTTTGCCCCTGGCGAAATCCACCACAAGCTCATTTGTCTGGGTTGTATAAAAAAGGCAGAAGAGTTAGGCGAGGTATTTAAAAGAATAAAAAATGAAACCAATATTTAAAAACGAGAATATGGACAAAGGAATGTTAATCTTTGCCCTAATAATAGTAGGAACAATATCGGCATTAGAAGTAGTAATGAATCAAAATATCTTAGCAAGTTTAATCTTAATTATGTTTGCAGTTATTATTAGTTCGTGGTTTATATATTAATGAGCAATAAACTAAAGGTTACGCCACATAGGATATTTAGACGAAATCAGTATGTGCAAAAATGGAACGAACTGAACCTGTGCAAAAATGGAACAAGTTGAACTCAGAACTGACTACAACCGAACTCCAAATTGACTACAATCTATACAGAAACTAATCAAAACTATACATATATGAAAAAAGAAAAACCAAAATACTATCCCTGTATGATTTGTGGAAAAGATGCTATTGGTTGCTATTCTCCAGATTTAGATATTAAAGGATTATGTTTTTGTAAAAAACACCAAGAAGAAGTGTTTGCAAAATATTGTAAAATTATATACGAAGCAAGAAGTAAATATAAAGACTGAATTATGACTAATAAAGAATATATAGAATTAACAAAACAATTAGTAGCCAAGAAAAACAAGGATTGTAGAAGGTATTTAAAAGAGCAAAAAGAAGAGATTAAAAGAGAATTAAAGAAAATACAAATACTTGCAGATGAAGAACAATGTTTAAAAACAGATTTAGCACTTCAAAATTTATTAGAAAAATTATGATACAAGAGATACAAATGAAGGAAAATATGATTTAGAGGGGTTTTTAAGCCCGATAGTTTTACAAAGATTTGCTGAATATATGCATTTTCATCGCCAACAAACAGATGGGAAATTAAGAGCAAGTGATAACTGGCAAAAGGGAATGAGTAAAGAAGTTTATATGAAGTCCCTTACAAGACATTTTATGGACTTATGGTTAGAACATAGAGGATATAAAAGCCGAGAAGGAAAAGAAAAAGCATTATGTGGTATTCTATTCAATACAATGGGATACCTTTACGAGATATTAAAATAAAAATATGGCAAAATTACCAAAAAGAGGAACAGGTCTTCGCAATGGCAATGCAGGACAAAGGAGAGCAGGTCGCCCAAGAACACAAGCAGAGCGTCAACGAAGACATAATAGATTAGGGAGGAAATAATAGTTCTTTTTTTAGTCCAGCTGAGTTGGTATATATACTACCAAGAGTAAATCAGCCCTTCAAAATAGCTCCGACATGACTTATTTATACAGTGAGCCTGAGAAGAATAATGGCAAGGTATGTGAACTTATCACTTTATCACTAAAAAAAATAAGGGGGTGGTGACGACGGAATTCCACCAATTAAATAGCTCGGGGAGTTGGCGATACTTGGTATGCTCGGCTGGCTTAAAAAGAGAATTATTAAGTAAATTAAAAATTGAATAGGAGGTGAAAAGTATGTTGATAATGATTGACCTTGACGGAACATTATTTCCAACATATCACGAAATAGATATACTACACAAAGCACTATTTGGCAAAGAGTTAGATTGGGAAGCATTAAAAGATAAAGATGACTCTTACTGGAAAACATCAGAAGGTATTTGGACAATGCAAATGTTCCAAAACGACCAATTCTATGCCGAACTCCGAGCATACAAAGGAGCAAGAGAAGTTTTAAGGATATTTATGAGAAATCCTAAGAATGAGATTTTGTACTGTACAGCAAGAGCCAATAAACTTGAAGAAGCAACTGCCTATTCTCTGGGATTAAACAAAATGCCGTATGGCGACTTAATCTTTGTAGATAGGAAAGATACCCATTTAAGAAAGTTGGAAATAGCAGTATTGGAATGTCCCGATGTATGTATAGATGATGAGCCACGAGTATTATTCGCTTTACGAGAACAATGTTTGGCAACAATCTGTTTTACACAGGATTATAATCTTAAATATCCATTCGGACTCCGTGCATCAAATTGGTTAGAAGTGGGAGAGCATCTCGAACAAATGCAAAAGGGTTTTTAGAGGAGGTTTTACCCAATAAAATAATCTCCTCATATAATAAAATTATGAAAAAAGAAATAAAAAATATAACAGAAAAATTGAAAGAGGATGTAAAAGAAATATGTAAAATGGCAGGAGTTCCAGCTCTTCTTATAATTGAAGACATAGAATATTTAGAGGAACTTATTTTAAAGGCAAAAACAAAATGTTAGAAAAATACGAAAACAAAATAATCTGTGGCGACTGTTTGGAAGTAATGAAAGATATTCCCAATGAAAGTATTGATTGTATTATTACAAGTCCACCATACAATAAACATTCTGCTGATAGAAAATGTAGTAAGACAGATAGTTGGCAACAAGCCAATATAGGTTATGGAGATTTTAAAGATGATTTACCGGAGTCAGAATACCAAGAACAACAAAAACAACTTTTGAGAGAGTGTGTGAGAGTTTTGAAAAAAGAAGGGAGTATTTTTTATAATCATAAAGTTAGAATTGTAAATCATAGGGCTATAATCCCAACAGAATGGTTGAATGAATTTAACATAAGACAAATTTTAATTTGGGATAGAGGAAGTAGTCCTCAGTTAGCACCAATTAGATGGTTTCCAACAACAGAATATATCTATTGGATTACAAAAACAAATATACAACCGAAGTTTTATAAAAGGTCAAAATATCAAAAAGAGATTTTAAAAATATTACCCAAAAAAGATAAAGAACACCCAGCACCATTTCCCAATGAGTTAGTGGAAATATTATTAGGAAATACAACTGATGTAGGAGATGTGGTTTTAGACCCATATATGGGAAGTGGGACAACAGCAATAGTAGCAAAAAAGATGAACCGAAATTATATAGGAATAGAGCTTAATCCTGATTATATAAAACTGACCAACCAAAGATTAAGACAAGAAGTATTATTATAGAAACTTAAAAACTAAATAGGAGGTGAATTAAGGTGAAGAAGAAAGTAAGAGCAAAAGCTCTGATTTCAAAGAGAAAGAAAAGAAAGTGTTATTTCTGTGGAAAAACAGCAACATCAAGACACCATATAATTCCAAAAAGAATAGGAGGAAGCGGATTAAAGAACAACCAAGTAGATATGTGCGAAGACTGCCATAAAAAGACGCACAGACTGCTTGACCCTGTAATAGATTACTTGTTAATCTATATTAAGGGGCTTCAAAAAACGAAAGCACCGCCACAGATGAGAAAGATAGGATTTATTAGAAATGGAAGGAGGAAAAAATGAGAATATTTAAGAAAAAGAAACGGAAATTAGATAACTGCTTGTTATTCTATCCAGAGATTTTAGAACCACTTTGTTGTAGTTTTCCATTAGAGGAAAAATGTGGGAGATATACCAAAATAATTATGCTTAAAAAGGGCAAAAGAGTAAGTATATCATTATGTAAGTATCGCTGTGAAATAATTGGCAGAAAACAATGTATGTATCAAAGAGCAACTAAAATTGAAAGAATGGGGTGCAAAATAAAACAAAGGGGAAGTGGCAATCCTGCTTCCCCTCTAAATTAAATATAAATTATATGAAAAAAGAAAATAAAATACATATAAATGAAGTAGAAAATATAGCAAATATAAAATTAATGTCTGAATGTTGTGATGCAGAAGTAGATATTAGTGGTGGTGGTTATGAAGGAGAGGATATTGTTCCAATTACTGAGCGTTGTAGTAAATGTGGAAAGTTGTCTCCTAAAACATATAGTTTGGATACCAAAACAGGTAAGAAGGTATCTTATGAGGGCACAAGTATACCATTTTAACTAACAATTAAATTATATGGACAAAGATATAAAAATAGAAAAAGGATTTACATTTATAACAGAAGCAGGAAATTTACCTATCATTACAAAGGTATTTAAAAATGGGACAATATATGCTTATGAGTTTACAGGAACAGGTGTAGAGGAAGTAGAATATACCTATGATGAGAACGATAGGTTGCTTGGAAAAGATAGCCATATTGTCTATGGTGTAGTGGGTAATGATAAAAAAATACTTGAAAATCAAACATCGTTTTATTTTAACAAAGATTATGCCCGTTCGGCTACTCAACAGATGAATAGACATATTGCGGAAAAGAAAAAACCATATAGGGTTAAGAAATATTATTTGCTTGATTTTAACCAATCTAACTAACAATTAAAATTATATGAAAAATAAAAAAGCATTAGAAAGTATGTTCAATATGTTAAAATCAAAAGGGCTATACAAAACATATGATAGTTATGAAGATTATAATGCAAAACAAGACCAATTAAGAGCAGAAAAAGAAGAAGACCCCTATAAATCAGTAGAAAGAGAAAGCGAACAAGCAATACAAGACCAAAATAACGAAGATATACAAAGATATGAGTAAAGAATTAGTTGAAAATATACATTATATGTATGCCCAAACAGCAAAGAGTTTTATTGCCTATGATATTATAGACACAGGAAAGTATATTAGTATTTTACAACGAGATAAAAATGGGGACTTAACGACAAGAATGATTTTACCAAAAAATAAATTAAAGTTTAGAAAAATATTAAAAGCAATAGAAAACTTATGAATAAAATAATAACAGATATAACTGGCTTAGTTACAATGATTAACCAAGCCAAGAAGAATATGGTAGGGAATTGTCTAATTATAGGCAAGTGTCTATCCTCAATATCCTCTCAGGAGCTCTGGAAGGGCTATGGTGAGCATTTAGAGACCTTTGACGACTTCCTCAAGGAGATAGTCATTCCGAAGTCAACAGGACACCATTATATGCGAATATGGGACAAGTTTGGAGAGTATTTATCGGCTAATGGGTTAGCCATACCAACAAGACGGCTTATAAAGTTATTACCAATAGCCACAGAGGAAAACAAGGAAGAATTATTACATAAGGCAGAGATATTAAATGAAGTTGATTTTAACAAGGAATTACAGGAAGAGAAGGGAATAATAGATTGCCAGCATCCTTTAAAAGATAGAAAATACTATTACCAATGCGGAATCTGTAAGGCTTGGAAGTTATTATCAAAAGAAGATATAATTGAATTAGCTAAACAATTAAATGAAGAGTAAGAAGAAGACAAAAATTAAAGAGGTATCAATTACCAAATTAAGAAAGAAAGCGTGGAAACTTCAATCAGAATATATTCGCAGGAAAGAAAAAGGAGTATGTTTTACTTGTGGAGATAAGAGAAACTGGAAAGAACAACAAGCAGGACACTTTGTTCACGGACATAATATGGACTTCGTAAAAGAGAATATACATTGCCAATGTGTCCATTGTAATAAATGGTTGCATGGAAACCTGATAAACTATGCGATTAAGTTGGAAAAGAAATATGGCTATGGCATAGTCCAGAAGTTAAAACGGCAAGGAGATAAGATAAAAAGGTATAAAGTTAAGGAACTTCAAGCCATAATAGATAAATATAAGAAGTTATTAGAAGAATATGAATAACCAAAAACCAATATATTGTCCCGAATGCAACACCTTACTTGATAAGAGAACCTTAAATGATGGTGAAACTATTGAAAAATACTGCCCAAAGTGTAAGATAAATTGGATTTTCGTTGTAAAAGTAAGTTTAACGCCATATAAAGAGTATGAAAAAGAAGAAGTTTAAAAGTAAAGATGTTCTACTTTGTAGAAAACTTGCGAAACTTGTAATAGAAGATAGGAAATTTGGGGAAATGATGTTAAAAATATTTAAATTAAAATAAAGAATAGTTAAAACTTTACGAAGTTTGACTAAAAGAACCTTTACGAAGGGACTGCTTATAAAAAGTAAGTGCCTTTTATGTTAGATGAAATAAAACAATTTGATAAAACAATAATAAAATTAAGCCGAGCATATAAAATAAAGCCCCTTGAACCTTGCGATATTCAGCAGGAATTAAGGATAGCCCTATGGTTAAACAGGGCTAAGTATAATAAAGACAAAGGAAGTTATAAAAGCTGGGCTTACATGGTATGCAGAAACAAGTTAAAAGATTTATATAAGCATTATAATCGTCAAAAAAGAGACATATTTAAAGAAATAAGCTTAGATGCCTTAATGAATAAGGGTTTTGATGTAGGGGTTAAGAGTGATTTTGACATAAGGACTTGACTTTTAAAATCGTTTGTCGTTATCTATAGTAGAGGGGCAAAATTCCAGCTTAACCGACTCGGCTAGAGTAAATTATGAAGCTGTTTAACTATCCCCTCATTTCGCTTAGTTTTTATTGATATAAAGAGAAAGCAAAGATTAACATAGTTATTGATATAACAAGCATTACTGCTAACATTACTTGTGTTAGTATATCAACAACCATTTCTTTTATCTTTTCTCTTTTCTTTCTTCTTATCCGCATTTTACGAGCATATAAAGTATAATTCATATTTTTATATTCCCGCCCCGCCAAGTAAAAGACATAATATATTATTTAATTCTCAATTCGGCAGGGCAGGTTCAATTAGTTTCTCATTATTGCCCACTTTCGCTCCTTAAAAAATGAGCAATATCAGAAGCCAATTATGCTACCATCTTATGATATTATATTTCCACGGACTATGATTGAAAGACTTATCATCCAATAATCTATCTATCACCACATCTTTATTTTTATCATCCTTATAAACTTTATGAATTCTATCTTCTTGCCGTTCTGTTCTAAATTTAGATAAAGCAGATGAAAACATAACTCCATTTCTTTTTTGCTCTTCTGTTAATTTTTTAAATACTTTTTTCATAACTTTATATTATATTATTAACTTCGACCTTTACTATCTCTATTATTTCATAAATTAACATGCTTGTCAATAGGCAAAAAACCCTTATAAACATTGACTAAATTGCCCTGTGGATAAAAAACAAGCAAAAATCAAAAACCAATTATAACAAAAACTAACGCATTAGATTACATATGTCATCATCAAATTTAAACATACCATTAAACACCGAAAAATATGCAATCGGTTATGAGAGGATATTCGGCAACAAGTCCAAGTCCAGAAGCAAGTTAAAAAGCAAGTCCAAAAAGAACATAAAAGATAATAAACCAGCTAAGAAAGAAACTAAAAGGGATAAATAAAGGTATTATAAAGGGGCATAAAAGGTATAATAGCATAACTAATAGAATTAAACGGCTTAGAAGGCAATATACGAGCCCTTATTATTAGAAAATCCCGAGAAAGCCCGTAAATATACGCCGTAGGCCAAGATATAGAGTAGATAGTAGTATAGTAATAGACCTTAATATAGTAAGATATAGCAATGGATAAGGGGCATTTGATTATACTATATAGGCAAACACTACTAAATATAACCCATTATATACCCAAGAATATCTAAAATATAACCCCATTTATTAGAAAATAGACCAATAAATCGCATAATATAGCCCATTTAATAGAAAAGAGACTAAAAAACCATCAAAACTGACACTCTAAGACCAATAAACATAGGGGTCAGTACTCTATTTACCGAGGAGTACTAAATAGGTATAAACTTCGATTATTGTCTATTCTACGAAGTATATAAAACAAGGACATAGATAGATATAAGACATTATAAGAGCAACCCCACCCCTCCGATTGTGAATGGGATAGTAAATATATAGGTACCATACAGAATTTTATGAAAAAGACAAGATTACATATTAATAAACTCAAGATAGGAGGCTTTGATGTAGAGATTAGATATGTTAAGGATTTGCCTGATGATGGTAATCTATGTGGCGAAAATACTATTCTAATAGATGCTAATTTAAGTCCTAATGAAAAGGATTTAACCCTTATTCACGAGATATTACATAAAATTAACCCTGCGATGGAGGAAAGGGAGGTAGAATACCTTTCCAGAGCCCTTCATCAAATATATAAAGATGCCCAGAGCTAAGAAAATAACTCCTAAAATAGTAAAAAAGATACTCAAAGATATAATTGAGGGAGATGACAAGGATTCGGCTATGAAAGCCATTAAATTGGATATGGATATTCAAAAGGAACTGGATGCCAAGAAACAAACCCAAAGAGGTAAGGTTATTGTAAAAACCGTAGATGATAAGAAACTATTTAATATAATCCAATGGAGTCCTTATTATAATTATGAAAAGGGAAGAGCTTGTCGGCACGAGGAACAAATCAAGGCTTTAGAGTCAAATGCAGATGAAATTGTAATTAATGCTGGAAGGCAGGGCGGAAAGACCGTTGTAGCCGCGTATATTGCCCTCAGAACGCTTTTAGAGGAAAAGAAGTCTATTTGTCTTATTGCACCTACTTATACTCTTACAGGGCGAGTTATGGACTATTTAAGGATTTGGATAGCAAAATACTTTAAAGGGGAAATGAGAGTTATAAATAGACCATTTCCAATGATTACTACCCAATGGGGTTCTTATTTAGATGGAAAGAGTGCTGAACAGCCAGACCAGATATTAGGAAAGGGGTATGATTTGATTATAGTTGATGAATGTGCCCGTGTTTCGGAGAATGTTTATCTAAAATATATAATGGCTGCCTCTGGTATTAAGATAGGAAAATATGTTTTTATCTCTACTCCAACAGGAAGGACTTGGTTTTGGAGAAAATGGAGAGAAGCAGATAAGGTTGGTGGTGCTTTTCACTGGCAATCAATAGATAGTCCTTATTTTTCAAAAAAGAAGTGGGAACAAGAGAAGAAAAGAATGCCTGAATTTATCTTTAGGCAGGAATATCAAGCCGAGTTTCTGGAAAATGCTACTGTTTTTCAAGGAATTGATGGCTGTATAAAAAATTATCCATTTCCACAAGAGTATAATCCCAAACATCTTTATATTATGGGTATAGATTTAGCCCGATATGAAGATTTTACCGTAATAACCGTAATGGATAGGATGACTAACCAGTTAGTCAATGTCCACAGGTTTCAAGGTGGATGGGCTTTACAAAAAAAGAAGATTGTCTCTGTTATAGAGAAATATGGAAATTGTCCTGTTTGGATAGATGCTACTTCAATTACAGTAGGAGATGCCTATGTAGAGGAGTTAGAAAACGCTGGATATAGCGTTACTGGCTATAAAATCAGTTCTAATCTATCTAAAAGGGAATTAACAGAAAAATTAGTAGTTGCTATTCAAAATGGCTACATTCAGATTCCTGTTAAAGGAACACCTGAAAGTGAAGAGTTAATAACTGAGTTAAGGGCTTTTACTTATGATATGAGCCCATCAGGTATGATTCGTTATCACGCCCCTCAGGGTGAGCACGATGATGCTGTTATGTCATTGGCTCTAAGTTGTTTTGATTTAGATGATAAAGTATTAAATGAATTAAAGGAAGATGGGGGAGCTTTAATCCAACCTATCCAAACTTTTTAACAAAAATATGGCAAATATAGAATTAAAATATGAACCTACCGATAAGGAGAAGAAAATCATCCAAATAATGAGGGATGAAAAACAGGAATGGGAACAAGGTCAAGTATGGGTGACTGATAGGGTTCATTATAAGATGAGAGATAAAATTCAGAAAGCCCGAAAGAACTATCTTGGTGTTTTTGATGTAGAAAATGATGAAGTTACGGGAAGAAAAAAATATTTTGTTCCTTTAACCGAGGATATGGTGGAAACAGTGGTTAAAAACATTGATTTAGACACTATTGACATAAATATTCGCTCAACAAACCCTAATGGATATGCTTCTTCTAATATTTTACGCTATTTGATTAGTTATTTTATGAGAAAAAACTATTGGGGAGAGATTTTGAATGAAATGTTGCGATTATTCTGTATTGATGGCACGGTTATTCTTAAGAATTTGAAGAATTATGATAAAAAACTCAATAGACAGGTTATAAAATCACGAATAGTTGACAGAACAAACTTCTTAATTGACCCATCAGAGGATAATATTCAGGAAGCAGGAGCAACTATTGAAAGAAGTATCCTTAGAAAGTCCGAAATGGCAAAATATCCGTGGAAAAACCTTGATTATGTCAACGAAACCACTTCTTTTAGCCGATTAGACACATTAGTAGGCAATGAAACTAAAACTCAAGTGCCTTATGTGGAAGTTTTTGAGAGATGGGGTGAATTACCAATAGGAAAAGATGGAAAATGGGTATCAGCAGTAGCAATTGTATCAGATTTAGAGGCAAATCCTGTTGTTCACCTTATAAAAGAAAATAAAAATGGCATTAAACCTTACGAGGAATGCCGATATAGAAAGATATTTGGTCGCTGGGATGGTAGAGGAGTTGGAGAAATGTTAATTCCCTTACAAAGATACCTAAATGAAACCGTTAATTTAAGAATAAATGCTGCTCGTATTGCTCAATTAGGACTATTTAAAGTTAGAAAAGGTGCTGGGATTACTCGCCAACTGCTTAAATCATTGATTTCAGGGGGTGCTATTCCGGTAACCAGAATGGATGATATTGCCGAATTAAGAACTCCTGAAATAAAGGAATCTTCTTATAGAGATGAAGAAACGACATATAATTGGGCTCAAAGAGTTACAAGTGCTTGGGATATATCCAGAGGAGAGGGATTACCTGCTTCTCAACCAGCAACTACTGCTATTTTACAGGAAAAAGGTGCTAAAAGTGGATTTAATCTTATTCAGGAAAGTTTAGGAATGTTTTTATCCAGAGTATTTGAAAGACATATTATTCCTTTGTTAATAGAAAACTTAAAAATGAGTGATGTTATTTCTATTGTAGGTTCACCAAAAGAGTTAAAAGAACTGGATAATAACTATATTAACAAAAAAACAAAAGATTATTATATTGATTCAATAAAGAAAGGAAAACTTCCTACTGCCGAAGATGTTGGTATGTTTAAAGAATTACAGCAACAAATGTTAAATAAGTTTGGAAAGAACAGATATTTATCAGACTTGAAGAAAGTATTACAGGGTTGGGAATATGAAGTTCAAATTTTTGTAACCAAAGAATCCTTTAATAAAGCAGTTATCGTTCAGCAATTAAATGAATTATTGATTAACTATGCTAAAATCCCTGGAACAAACCTTGATACAGATGCTCTATTCAAAGAGATACTTGACTTAATGGGAATTGGTGGTTCAAGATTTTTAGAAGCCAAACAGGGTGTAGTTCCTCAATTGCCACAAACTGGTGGACAACCACGAACAGCAAGACCAGCAAGACCAGAAGTAGAAATGGCAGGTGAAGCCCTTACAAGAGAAAAAGTAGGAAAATAATATGCCTATACCAACTCCAAATAAAAATGAAGAAAGAGATAAGTTTATTTCTCGTTGTATAAGTCGTCTATCAAAGATAGACACTAATAGAGAAAAGAAACAAGTAATTGCCATCTGTTATACAGCTTGGCGTAAAAAATAATGAAAAAACCTCAAAAAGACCAAATAAGAGATTTAGTTAAAAGCGATAGTTTCCAATGGTTCTTAAAAAGAATGGCTACTTTTCTTAACGAGATAGACACAGTTAGAAATGTAGAAAATGGTGGTGAATTAGTTGCTCGTAAATTAGCAATCTCAATTATTGAAAATGCTTTTGCTGATTTATTTGAAGCAGGTGATTTGGCTGAATTACAGAAAAAGATAGCCGAAGATGAGGAAAACATTATAAGTAAAATACAAAGAATAGAAAAATATTAAAGGTTGGGCAACTATGCCTTAAATAGCGAGTTCCTTAAATCATAACAAACAAAAAATATGGTTGAAGAAAACAAACCCTCCGAAACCAACGAGTCAGAACTGGAGCTTGGTTCTGAGCCAGGAGAAGAGAATGTTTCTGACGATGAGACATCTACCGACTCACTTGACGATTCGGAGTTAGAAAAGCTCAACAAATTAACTGGTAAAGATTTTAAGTCAGTTGATGACTTCAAAAAGCATTATGACAATCTTAAAAGTTTTTCTGGGACAGAAGAAGCTCAAGATTTACGCAAAAAGGCGAAACTCTATGATGAACTTCAAAAAGAAGCAGAAAAAGTAAAAGATGACATAGGTAAAGAAGACACCACTGGCGATAAGTTTAATCAGTTAGAAGACAAGTTTAATAAATCCGAGTTCATTAGAGAAAATCCTGATGCCAAAGAACACTTTGATTTAGTAGAGGCAATAGCCGACCAAAAGAAAGTGTCATTTCAAGAGGCTTGGGATAGTTCAGTGAAGGATTTAGCTGCCGCAAAGTTAGAAAAAGATAAGGAGCACTCAGACATAATTGATTCAAAAACAAAGACAGCTCCATTAAATACTCAAAAGATAAACCAGTTAGTTGATATTGTGAAGAAAACGGATTCGTTTGACGCAAAGCAAAAACTGGTAGAGAAATTTTTGGAGATGTCTGAATAAATATGGCAGAAATATTAAACAGTTATTTAGACACAACAAGAAAGCCTGATGTATTGAGTTTAGTTGAAATTCTTACTGCTAAGGAAAATTGGTTTCTTACCAACCTTGGAAAGAATATCGCTAAAGAAACAACTCATCAGACAATGACCGACACGCTTAGAACTGCTGCAAGTGCTGCTGTTACTGAAAGTGCTGACTATACTAATTTAGCAAGAACCACTCCTACGTTAGTTCCTAACGTTGTAGAGGTAATCGCTATTCCTTTTAGAGTCACCAAAACACAGCAACAGGTTGCACATTACCACGAACAGAATGAGCTTAGTAGACAAACTACTAAAGCTTTAGCTGATTGGGGAAACGCCGCAGAATTTGATTTGGTTCGTTCAACACTCGTTTCTGGAGCATCTGGAACAGCCCCAAAGATGAATGGTATAATTAGAGGGATTTCAAAATCCACTACCTATACTCTTCAAACTTCTGGAACTACTTTCAGTGCATCTATTTTACGAGGATTGATGAAAGACCAATGGGATAATTCTAATGGTGATGTTGCTACTGACATTTTTGTTGGTTCATACTTATCAAATGTTATTGATGAGTTCACTAACAAATCTTATACCGTTATTGACGGCTCAAACGAGAAATCTATTGTTCACGCAGTAGACGTATTTGAGACAGGTCTTGGTAAAGTTAGAAAACACAACCACAGATATATCCAATCAAGTGATGCAAATGGTAGAATTCTTGGTGTAAGACCAGAGAAGTTAAGAATCGCTTACTTACAAAAACCATTTATTGATACTGGTTTAGCAAGAAGTGGTGATTATGACTCAAGAGCAATAGTTGGAAAACTTACTCTTGAAACCATAAACAAAGATTCTAACTTTTTCGCTGATGGTTATAATATAGGTTAATTTTAACTAATATTCGTTTTATTGGGTATTGACCTCTCGGAAGATACCCAATATACGAGAGGAAACGAATGGAAAATATACAAATAAGACAGCAATTCATTATGGATGCTGTTAAAAGGTTCATTAAAAATCATCCGACAGAATATAAAGCGGTTTGTGATTCTGTTAAAAGATTAAAACTACATAAAGATAAGTTTGGCAGAATGGATGGAGAAGAATTTTCCCGAATGACATTAAGAATACCAGAAGGATTATTTAAGGTATTAGATTATTCTTTAGATAATCCAAGATTTTTAGAGGCAGACATAGAAAGTAATTGGTTTAAAAAAACCTTCCCTATGTTTAGGGTTGGTAAATAAATATATGAAAATATCACTTTGTATTATTGCTAAAGCAGATTATAAAGAAGCCAAACTACTTGATAGATGCTTAGAATCTATTTCTAAATATGTTGATGAGATTTGTATTACCATTACAGGTAAAAACAATGAAGTAGAAAAGGTGGCTAAAAAATATGATGCCGAAATATCTTATTTTAAATGGGTAAATGATTTTGCTAAGGCACGAAACTTTAATTTTTCACGAGCAACAGGAGAGTGGATATTATGGTTAGATGCTGATGATATAGTTGAGGGTGGACAATATCTTGAAAAGATGACTGTCCTAATGGATAAAGAAGGAGTAGATACGGGTATAGCCGAATACTTATATGATTTTGACCAGTATGAACAATGCACAGTTAGGCATAGAAAAACCCGCCTTGTTAAAAATGATGGCTGCGTTAAATGGATTGGAAAACTCCACGAAGATTTAGTAGAACAAAGAAATATTAAAGCATATTTAATGGAAAACTTTAATATTATTCATAAAAGAACAGATGAAAGAAAAGTAGAAGCAGGTAAAAGAAATCTTGAAATCGCATTAGAACAATTAGATGATGACCCAAAAACAATTTGGGATGTGGCTAATGCTTATTTACAACTAAACGACTTTTTAGAAGCAATTAGTTATTATTATAAATTTATTCCTGTTTCTGGTTCAGACGAGGAGAAATTCCTTGCTTGGCACAGAATGGCAGGAGCATTATTAGAATTAAAGCAATATGATAGAGCAATAAGTGCTGGATTAGAGGCACTTAAATTAAGACCTTGGTATCCAGACCCATATCTTATTTTAGGAGATATATATTATAAAAAAGGAAATAGAAAAAATGCTAAAGAGTTTTTAGTTCAAGGGTTATCAAAGGAAGTTCCCAAAGATACAGCAATAGTATGGAATCCAAGAGATTATGACTTTAATCCTCTGATAACTTTATCAAATGTTTATTTTGAACTTAATCAGCCAGAGAATGCCAAAAAGTGTTTAATGGAATGCCTTAAAATCTATCCAAAACACAAAGGGGTTAAAAATATGATAGAAGTGTTAGACAAGGAAATTATTAACCTTCAAAAGATAGATGACATTTGTGAGAAAATTAAAAAGGCAAAAACAAAAGAAGATATTAAAAAGTTAATAGATTCAGCCCCAGATGAATTAAGGTCTCACCCAAAGTTAGTATACTTAAGAAATCTACATTTTACTAAAAAGGAAAGTTCAGGTAAGGACTTGGCAATTTATTGCTACTTTACAGAAGAACCATTTGACCCTGATATTATACAAAAACAAGGAAGAGGGGGTTCAGAAGAAGCAGTTTATCATATGTCAGAACAATTATCCGATTTAGGTTGGAATGTCACGGTCTATGCTAATTGTGGTTATAAAGAAAGAAAGTTTGGTAAAGTATGGTGGAAACCATTTTGGTCGTTTAATCCAAGAAATAAACAAGATGTGTTAATTGCTTGGAGAAATCCTGCTTTATTTGAAATTAAAGAAGTAAATGCCACTAAATCTTATGTCTGGTTACACGATATAATGAAACCTCGTGAGTTTACGGCTCGTAGATTAAACAAAATAGATAAAATATTACCCCTATCTCAATGGCAGAGAGATTTATTCCCCAATATAGATGATGACAAGTTTATGATAACATCTAACGGGTTAGACATTAAAAGAAAAAATATAAAGCGAAATCCAAATAGATTAATTTGGAGTAGTAGTTATGACCGAGGATTAGAAACATTATTAAAACTTTTTCCAGTAGTTAAAAGGGAAGTGCCAGAAGCAGAATTACATATATTCTATGGTTGGAATTTATGGGATGAATTATACCAAAATGATAAACCAATGATGGAATTAAAAAAGAAGATAAATGAAATGATGAAACAGCCAGGAGTTTATCATCACGGCAGAGTATCCCAAGAACAGATAACAGAAGAATACCAGAAATCAAGTATATGGGCTTACCCTACAGAGTTTGGTGAAATAAGTTGTATTACAGCAATGAAATGTCAGGCACTTGGAACTATACCAATAACTACCAATGTTGCTGCATTAGATGAAACCGTGCAATTTGGGTTAAAGGTTAAAAGTGAAGAGATTTATTCTGATATAGATGCTCAAGAAGAGTGGGTTCAAGGAGTAATAAATGTCCTTAAAAACCCACCAACAGAAAAGGAAAGACAAGAAATGATGAACTGGGCAGAAAAAGAGTTCTCTTGGAAAAAAGTGGCTCTCCAATGGGATAAAGAGTTTAAGTCTGGTCAAAGAGGAGAAGATATTGAAGTAGTTGAAATGGATAGACTTAAATGGATTAGAGGTCATTGTCTACCAGAAGAAAAGATAGTAGATATAGGAGGAAATCAAGGTCATACATTTAAGGGTTGGAAAAATGCGACAACCGTAGATATAGATTTATATGATATTCCAAACTTTGTTCAAGCTAATGCTGAGGATTTACCATTTGAAGATAACTCGTTTGATACTGCGATTCTTGCAGAAGTATTAGAACACATAGATAATCCTGTCAAGGCAATGAAAGAAGCCAAGAGAGTTGCTAAAAAAGTAATCATCACAGTTCCAAATGAATATGAGTGGAAAGATGGATTAGGTGCATTTATAAAGCCAGAAGATGCAGCTAAAGAACAGGGATTAACCGTTGAAGAGATGGCAAAAAGAGATAATCCTGCTAAAAAGCATTATAAAGACAATTACAAACATATATATCATCAAAGATATTACACAAAAAAGATGTTAGAAGAACACTTACAAAAAGCCGAAATTAAAAATTATAAAATAGCGAAACTATACACAGAAGGATTTGCTTTCTGGACAGTAGTTTGCAAATAATATGGAAGAAAAAATATTAAAAGTTTTAAGAGAAGTATCTCAAGAGAGATTAGGTAGAGCAGTTCCAGAAGAAGAAGAAGCCAAAAGAATTGCCGAAGCATTAAATATTAAACCAAAGGTTGAAAAGGTTGTAAAACCAAAGAGAAAACTTTTTGGAAAGAAGAAAAAATAGTGAAAAGACGCTGGGTGAAAACTAAAGACATTATTCCTTTTGACAATATGCATAGGGAAACGCCCAGCGGATTTGAAGTAGATAAAGAAAAAGACGGCAAATCAACCGAAGAACATAGACAAGGAATTGACTATATCAAAGATGTTATTAAAAATGGACAAAAGATATTCCCTATCCTCGTTTATGAAGAAGGAGAAGAATATCATAAATTAGATGGATTTAAGCGTTTAATGGCTCATAGGGAATTGAATAAAAAAATCGTTGAATGTTTTATATGTGATAATCAAGATATGAGTGAAAGAAAGGTTTATCAGTTTATGGGACATCCAATGACTTGTGTTCAGGGAGGACAATCTTATATGGACTATCGCTTTCCATTATTTGAAGGAAAAGAGGGAGAAAATCCAGAAGACATTTATTTTCTTTATAATGGACAAGTAAGAATAGAGGCAAGAGAAAACATACATTTACATTGGGGAGAAGCAGGTAGATATAGATTAGAGTTAGGATTAAGGGACTTTATGGAGTTGGCTAACTTATTTGAAAAATATGAGCAAAGTGATTAAATCATCTACGGCATTAATAAACGATATACCAGATAGACATTGTAATCGCCTTATTATAGAAAAAACCCCAGATGGATACCATATTCATTTTAGAAACTTAAAAATTCAACTAAATGAAAGCGAATTTGCAGAGTGGAGAATGGCTTTTCAAATAGCCAAAGAGAAAATTATAAATGAGAAATTATTTCAAGGAGATATATGAAATTAAGTGTTATATGCGATTGGGAAGCACCATTAATCCAAACAATTACAAGGGGAGATGGATTTATAAAAGCATTGGAGATTCTAAAAAAAGAGTGGGATGTTAAACTTTACAGATTAGGAAAAGAGTGTTCTATTCCATTGCCAGTTCCAGTAATACAAAAACCAACTCCAGAAAGGATAGCCCAAGCAGTTTTAGCAGATAAACCAGATATTATTCTATTTTTTAGAGACTTTACATCAAAAACTACTCAATTTTTACAAGGGAAGGGAATACCAATGGCAATTTGCTTAACTGGTGGAACATTTAGACAGAATATAGATGCTTATGATTTGGTATTTGTAGAAAGCAAGGTATATGAAGATGAGTTTAAGGCATTAGGTAAGCGAGTTATTAGAGCATTTGGAATAGATACAGACCTTTTTAAACCAATAAAACAACCAAAGATATGGGATGCTATTTTTCCAGCAACATTTGCTAATTGGAAAAGACACTCTATATTTGCGGAAACAATGGGAAATAAGGGAGTGGCTTGTGGTTGGATGTATCCAGACCACGAACAAGAGAATTGGCAGATATGCCAAGAGAAAGGAACAATGATTTTACCTCATTTATCTCATAAAGCAGTTGCTTATCTGATGAATGCCGCAAAGACCTGTGTAATCACCTCAGACAGCACAGGAGGCTCACAGAGAACAGTATTAGAGGCAATGGCGTGTAATATACCCGTGATAGTTGCAAGTGATAGCGACAAAACTACGGAGTATATAAGAGATTGCGGAATTGGTGAAACAATCAACCCAGACCCTAACTCTATTAGAAAAGCAATAGAAAGATTAAAAGATAAAGAAGTAAATTCAAGAGAGTGGGTTATAAAAAACTATTCTGCCCAAGTATATGCCGATAAACTAAAACAAGGATTATTAAGTTTATGAAAGTATCAATTATAACGATGGCATATAACGGGTATGAGAGATTTATTCCACAATATCTTAAATATGTTGCAAGATTAGAACCTAAACCCGAAGAAATTATTTTAGTTCTTTCAAAGGGAAGTATATTAAAAGGAATTCCTCAATGGATAAAGATTGTTGAATCAGAGGCAACAAATATGGGTGAATTTCTAAATGATGGTATTAAAAAGGCAACTGGTGATGTAATTTTATCTTTTCCCGTTGATGATGAGTTATTAAAAAATGCTATTAGAGAAATTCAGGCAATAAATGCTGATGTTATAACCCTTAAATATTATCTGAATGATAAAGTTTGCGATACTCCTAAAATGAAAAAAGAAAGAATTAAATATTGGAGAAAATATTATTTAGGAGCTTCTGGTTATCTTGCATTTAAAAAACAATATGTTGAAAACAATGATTTCTGGAAATATCCATTATTATTTAAAACTATTGCCGAAGGTAAAACTATTAAAAGCACTAAAAATCCTTGTGTAATATGGCATCAAAGAGGAGATGGTCACGGTTCTGGTCAAAATTGTGCTAAGGCAACAAGGGAAATAGAGGAATATGCAAATAGATATTTATCAAAGTAGATATTTAGAACATCAAGAAAGAAAGAAGAAGTTTCAGACAGAAATAAATAAAACAATATATTCCTTAAAGGGAAAAGACCTTGTATTTAGAGTTATTAAAAATAGAAGAAGTCAAAGAACATTTAATAAAAAGCCAATTACCAAAACAGAAATCAATTTATTAATGGAAAGTGTTAGATTTGCACCATCTTCCTGTAATAGACAGGCAATTTATATCAAGATATTAGATGAAATTGAGGATATATTAGTTGGTGGTAAGGGTTGGATAAATAACGGCAACAAGATATTCCTTATATTTGCTGATATGAAAGCATATAAATCACCCAATGAAATCAGTTTTATGCCTTATTTAGATGCAGGAGTAGTTATAGAGAATATCTATTTAATGGCTGAAGTTTTAGGAATAGGAGTATGTTTTGTCAACCCAAACATAAGAGAAAAAATTAGGTTTAACAATTTATATAATAAAGAAAATAATAGGTTTTGTGGTGCTATCGTTATAGGACATTATAATAAAAAAGCAATTAAACCGCCGAAACATGAAGGTATCAGTAATTATTTTAACAATTAGAGGGAGAGAAAAGATGTTACAAGAAGCATTCCGTTCTATTTGTAAGCAAACGGTAAAACCTTATGAAGTTATAGTTGTATTTTCAGAAGAAAACCTAACAAGAAAATGGGCAATAGAAAATGAAGCAATTGCTAAAAGTGATGGAGATGCTTTTATTCCATTCTGTGATGACGATATTTTAGACCCTACTTATATTGAGAAAACTACTCGTAGAATGAAAGAAACAAAAGCAGATATTATAGGAACATATTTAGAAAACTTTGGAAATGAAACAGGAATACACGGATTTAGTGAAATACCACCAGGTACTTCACTTATTAGAAAGAGTATTTGGGAAAAAGTTGGTGGATATGATGAAACAATGACATTAGGTGGAGATGTAGATTTTTTTAAGATGTGTAGGGAAAAAAGAGCAAAAATAGAAATATTGCAAGAACCATTATTAAAATATAGAAGACATTTACATAATTGGGGAAATACCAAAGAATTAAAAGGGTCATATAAGACAATGAAAGAAAAAGATGATAAAAGGAAAATGTCATCTATTGCAGAAAAGGGATTTAGTAATGGTTATAGATGTCTTGTGTGTGGAAAAAAGATTCACAATTCGGCTGGTTCAATAGACCAAGACCATCAACTCTTTTGTAGTCCAGAGTGTATGAGTAAATATGATAATTCTTTAAAATGTATTCCAAATCAAAAATAGTAGTAAGTGGTGGGTTTGACCCTGTCCATATTGGACATATCAGATTATTTCAAGAAGCAAAAAAGCTGGGATACTTAATAGTGATATTAAACAGTGATGAATTTCTTATTAGAAAAAAAGGTCAACCATTTATGCCCTTCCAAGAAAGGAAAAAGATTTTAGAAAGTATTAAATATATAGATAAAGTTGTTGAATGTATAGATAAAGACCAAACAGTTTGTAAAACCCTTAAAAAAATAAAACCAGATATATTTGCCAACGGAGGAGATAGAACTTCAAGTAATATTCCCGAAATAGAAGTCTGTGAAAAATTAGGTATTAAAATGATATTCGGAGTTGGAGGTCAAAAAATAAGGTCAAGTAGTCAATTTATAAAAAATGCCATTAGTTTCCATAATAACACCATCAATTCGTTGTAAAGGATTGGAAATAGTCCAGAAATGTCTATCTGAGCAAACCATTACCGATTATGAGTGGTTAGTTGAGATAGGTATTCCACCTAAAAATGATTTATCTGCTGCTCTTAACCGAATGCTTAAAAGGGCTAAAGGCAAGTGGGTAGTGATGTTACAGGATTATATCAAAATAGAACCTAACGGGTTAGAACAATTCTTAAAAGTAGCAGATGAAAAGAAACTAATAACGGGTGCTGGGGGAAAAACAACTGATTGGGAACATATAAAATGGGATTGGAGAGAAGTAGGAGAGTTTAGGCAGATAGAATCTCGCCAATGGGAAGGAGATTGGGCAATCGCACCATTACAAGCATTTAAAGAAATTGGTGGATATGACGAGGAATATGATAAACACTGGTCATTTGATAATGTAGAGTTGGCTCATAGATTAAATAAAATAGGATATACCTTTTGGGTATTACCAACCAATAAATCAATTCATTATGACCACGATAAATTTACAAAACACCCATTTAGAGAAAGATGGTCTCCCGATTTTCACAATAATAGAATGAGGGAAATTGATATGGAAATTAGGAAAATTAAATTAAATTATTTATAAATATATGATATTAAGTGCATTAGATGACATCCTTAACAGGATAACAAATACAGATACTACATCTTATTCAGATGATGATAAACACGTTGACTTAACCAGAGCCACTCATTTAATGGTGTCTGAAATCATTAAATCGCAAGGTTCTTGGGATTTTCAAGGTGAAATAGCAACTGCTGATTTAGTTGCTAATCAAAGGGAATACATATTTCCTACTGATATTTTAAAGATTAAAAAGATTGAACTTAAAATTGATGGTTCTAATTGGACAAAAGCCCAAATTATAGATGTATCTGAGATAGGAACACCAGTTGGTTCAGAAAGCGATATAACTAATAACTTTGATAGCACGCAACCAAAAGTGGAACTATTTGATACGGGTTATAGGATTTATTCAGGAACTATTAGTGCAGTTACTAAAGGAATTAAGATATGGTATTCAGAAGAAAATGTGGGAGTTGATGATAGTGGTGCTGATATAACTTCCTTTTCCACTGATACTGATAAACCAAACATAAATGAAGCATTTCAGATGGGATTAGTTTATGGAGCAGGTAAAATATATGCCCAGCAATATGAATTATGGGAAAAAGTAAAGGCATTTAATATAGAGTCTGAAACTTATATTAGAAGAGCAAAGGAATGGTATGGAAATAGAGCACCAGATACTCCAATAACTGTCGCAGGGGCAAGTAATTTTTCAAATTATGACTAACTATACAGAAAGAACTAAACCGACAACTTCCTATATAGAACCCAGTGTAAAACTCTTATTACAAGAAAATAGTTTTCGTCTTTTATTGGAAAGTGGGGATTCTATTCTTCTGGAAAGTTCAAAAATGACTTCAACTCCTTATATAGAAAGAACTAAACCTTCTACTTCCTATACGGAGAGAACTAAACCTTAAATTATATGGCAAATAATAAAAAAATATCGGAATTAACCGAAATAGTCAGTGCTGATGATGCAGATTTAATAGCTGTGGTAGATTCAAGTGCTGGTGAAACAAAATATATAACAAAAACAAACCTTGGGGCTTGCTTACCTACTGGACCCACAGGTCCCACTGGACCTACTGGTTACACTGGTCCAACTGGTTATACAGGTGCTGCATCTACAGTCACAGGACCAACTGGAGCACAAGGAGCAACAGGACCCACAGGATATACGGGAGACACTGGTGCAGCAAGCACAGTTACAGGACCCACTGGTCCCACTGGTGATACTGGGGACACAGGAGCAGCTTCTACTGTAACTGGACCTACTGGACCGACTGGGGATACTGGGGATACAGGTTCTACAGGGGCTACTGGTCCCACAGGGTATACTGGTGATGCTGGAGATACTGGTGCTACTGGTCCAACAGGCGATACG